GATTGTTCCTCAGCAATGAAACCATATTCCTAACATTTCATCTCAACAGGATGGTTGATCAGATTGGTCGAAAGCTGATGTCAGGCGATGTGATCGAGATATTGCATCAACGCGACGATTTGGTGCTGGGTTCACCAGCTGCAATCAGCAAGTTTTATGTTGTTGAAGAAGGCACACGCCCGGCCGAGGGCTACAGCCCAACGTGGTGGCCGCACTTATGGCGAGTCAAATGCAATCCAATAACCGATAGCCAGGAATTCCGAGATATCATGGATCGTCCAATACTGGATGCCAGCGGAGATCTCATACCAAGCGGTGATTGTGACGGAGGCTTCCTAACCAACAAGGATGCCATGAGCACCAAGCCAGCCGAGGATCAGATCTCCGACGCCATTGTCGAAGCAGCTGAGCAAGAAGTTCCGTTTCGATATTTTCAATCACAGCATTTTTATATCCTACCAGGACAGAATCCAAATTTTCTGGGGCAGGACATATGGACCGGAGATGGCATACCACCAAACGGCAGCGCACCAGTGGCCAGTGGCAGCACCTGGCCTGCTACACCTCTTAACGGCGATTACTTTCTTCGAAATGATTATAATCCTCCGCAACTGTTCCAAAGAGAAAGCGGGAAATGGGTGCGTGTACAGACCAACTGGCGCAACAAGTGGCAGCCGGCCACGCAGACCTTGGTCAGCTTCATCAACAATACCAACACCACCGTGCTAACTGACGGGACAACCATACAGCAACAACAAAATCTACGCACGGCAATCAAGCCAAAGCTTGATCCAGACATCATTTAAAAGGAAACCATCATGTCTTTTGTTTTCGATTTCACACCAGAAAAGCTATCCAAGTGCATCAACAATCCAAATGCCGAGAAATGGTTTGCTGCGTTATATGAAATATTACCGACCTATCAAATCAACACCAAGCTGCGAGTAGCAGGTTGGCTTAGCCAGACAGGACATGAGAGTGGAGATTTCCGTGCCGTGCAAGAGAATCTCAACTATGGTGCCAAGGGATTACGGGCGACATTTCCCAAGTATTTTCCAACTGACGACCTTGCCGCAACGTATCAACGCCAGCCAGAAAAGATCGCCAACAAGGTATATGGTGGCCGCATGGGCAACGGTCCAGAAAGCAGCGGAGACGGATGGAAATTCCGCGGTAGAGGACTGATACAGGTTACCGGAAAGGAAAACTATCTACGTTGTTCACAAGCATTATATGGTACTGACATGCTCATGCAGACTCCCGAGCTGTTGCAGGACATTGATGGAGCCGTGCGGTCAGCCTGCTGGTACTGGAATAGCCGAAACATCAACGTTGACGCTGATCGATCTGATGTGATGGCAATGACCAAGAAGATCAACGGCGGCACCCACGGCCTTGATGATCGCCAGCGTCGATATGCCATCTGCATGCAAGTTCTGTAAAATTTTACAGAAACTCCGTCGCTAATAGGTTCGGTAAATACCAGCATGCAATATTGGTATTCAGCGCAGCTACGGCAGTATCGACTTCAGTTTATCCGGGCATTCAGCGGGTTTAACGTTAAGACCGGCAGAAACGGTCCAAACAACACCGAGGAACTCATCAAGGTTCCCTGTCGGTACGGCGATCCATCAAGGATCGCCGCATCGATAGTCAAGGGTAACAGTGAAAACAAGGTACTATCAGTACCATTCATTACCTGTTTTATCAGCTCGTTGAACATGAACGCATCTCGGCGGCAAGATCCACAGTTAGTACAAAAGGTGCAGGTAAACGAGCGCCTATATGACGAAGAACTAGGCCGATACACCAACGAGATAGGCAATCGCTATACTGTGGAGCGGCACATGCCAGTCCCGTATGACGTCACCATGCAGGTCGACATATGGACCAACAATCTCGACATCAAGGAGCAGCTACTAGAGCAGATAATCGTTCTTTATAACCCGGCCATTGACATACAGACCTCCGTAAATCCACTTGATTGGACGGTTCTCAGCTATATTGAAATGCAGGACAACATCACATGGACCAGCCGATCGATCCCAGTTGGTACCGAAAATCCAATTGATGTGGCAACTTTTATGTTCAAGGTTCCGATATGGATCAACCCTCCGGCCAAGGTCAAGAAGCAATCCTTGATACATCAAATCGTTACCAACATAGTGCAGGGAGAGAAAAATCCCAGGGCAATGGAATGGACCGAATACGAGTTTTTCTCAAGAACCATAACCACACCGGGCGATGCAACCATCAAGGTCCATCCAAACTTGGATGGCACTTATCGAGTGTTGTTGTGTGATAGCTCTGGATCGACCGTTGACAAGGAAAGGTTGCCAACGGTAACATTTTCGATGGATTCTCCGCAGTTCACCTCAGGACTGAGTTTTAAATGGAATGATCACACATGCATCATCACCAGCAGTGACATCAATCAAGTTGTCAAGGATATCCGCACGGCAATAATCGGTAGCGATCTGAACTGTGTCATTTACAACGACACCTCTTTGCAGTTTATCAACACGGTAGGTGGTGATAATACCTTTGCGGACATCGCTCCGGGCAGCCTTGCTGCACTGGGATTGCAAGCCGTTACCTATCCAGGAGGTAACTTAGCTTGGTGGAGATTGCTGACCTTGTACGGCAGCATCAAACCATACAGCAGTTATGGATCAAACGCTAGCCAGATACGCCTAAAGACCATTGAAGACATAGATCAAACCAACACCGATGTCGTTGGATGGATAGATATAGATACGGTTGATCAAAATCAAATCATATGGACACCGGACTCTGAAACATACCCAACACCGACATTGCCTGCCGTTAGTGCCATTGTTGACCCACACACCAGCGGGCCAAACATAAACCTACCAGAAGCCGCCATTGGCCAACGATATCTGTTAACCGAGGATGCATCAGAAAGCAGCGTTGCGTGGGGTGCAATGACCAGCAAGGCCAACGATATCGTGGAATTTAACGGATCAAACTGGCAAGTGTCGTGGAATGCCGGAGATAACGCCAGTGCATTGGAGTACGTGTTAAACACGAGATCCAATCGAACATACAGATGGCTTAATGGTTATTGGACCACTGTCATCGAGCCAAAGTATCTGCAAGGGTACTGGAGGATCAGCATGTGATGCAGACATCCCTGTTTGAAATCAAAGGATCAATAGATGCCGAGTCGTTCGGCGCGATCTTCACACCAAATATCAAAAAAGTCATTAGGGTGGTAAGAAAGTACGGATTTGATATTCGCGTGATCGGAGGGGCCGTTAGGGACTTTCTTCGCGGCAAAATGCCAAGAGATGTGGATTTTGCGACCAATGCCGAGCCGGCTGAACTGATGTTCATTTTTGATCTCGAGGGCATCGAACATGACGATTGGGGCATTGCACACGGTACCATCAAGGCTGTTTTTGGTGATGAGGTGATTGATGTGACGTCAATCACGTATAAGCTGCGAATTTCCGGTGATCGTATCAAGATAGATCGCAAGGCATCCTGGGAAACTGATGCTGCACGCAGGGATCTAACCATCAACGCAATGAGCGTTGATATGTACGGTAATTTATATGATTATCGAAACGGCCAAAAGGATTTAGCCGAACAATTGGTTAAATTCAATCCCGATGCGCAGGACAAGATCGACCAGGACCCATATACCATATTGCGATGGTTCAAGGCACTGGATTTGTTTGACGATCCAAAGTGGTTGAAAAAAGACAAGATGATCATCATGTCAAATGCCAGCAAGGTTTCGCGGGTTAAAAAAGAAAAACGCACGAGCAAGCTGCTAGCGTCACTGAAGCAGTCCAAAAAATGGCCAAAAATTCTCAAGCTCATGTGCGATACCGGGGTTGCAAAACAACTTGATCTAACTTGCACCGATGAATAACAATTGATATACTTGGTCCATGGCGGACCGCACACAGCAAGATCTCATCATTTCAGCATATACCAACTATGATTGGTCAAAACTAAAGTATTGGGCAAACAGCATCGATCGATGCGGGTTTACCGGGGATAAGGTCATGATCGTTTATAACAGCGATCCGGCAACAGTGCAAAAATTAGTTGATCTTGGATTTAAGATCTGGGCCTTTAATCGAGATTCAACTACCGGTAATTTTTTCTGGCCAACCGAACTAATCATAGTGGTGCAGAGATTTTACCATATGTGGTATTATCTAAATCAGCTTCCAGACGACCATTATCGATATGTCATTACCACCGATGCCAAGGATGTAGTATTCCAAACCAATCCGGTAAAATGGCTGGAAAACAATCTAGGCAACAAGGACATCGTGGCTAGCTGCGAAAGCATTCGCTACATGCACGAACCATGGGGCGATGACAACCTAAATGGTAGCTATCCCATGGTACACCAACAGATGAGAAAAAATCCAATCTGGAATTGCGGAGTACAAGCAGGCCGACAGCGTGCTATCAAGGAGCTATGGCTACATATATGGTTAATGTGCAAGGCTGGCGGTAGGCCAAATCCTGACCAAGCCGCATATAACGTTCTTCTGGATACCAAAGCATGGAGCGAAATAACCAAGTTCTCGATGAGCGAGGATGGGTGGGCTTGCCAGGCAGGTACCACCGTTGATCCAAAAAAGATCAATGATTATCGGTCACATCTGCTGGAAGCAGAACCAGTTTGGCACGACGGGCTTGCCAAGACCAGCCAGAATCATACACATTCCATCCTGCATCAGTGGGATCGCATACCAACATGGCTTCCGGATATTGAAAAGAGATATGGATAGAAAATGGAAACAAATCTACAACAGCTACACCTTGAACAAGAAACTGCCATCAAGACTCCAATACCCATGCCACAATATTTGGCCGGTAAAAGCATCGTAACCAGTTGTTATCGATCGGAGATTCCTGGTGCTTACATTTTATTAAGCGAGCTGCATCGCCTTGATTTCAACATTCCAATAGAGGTGTTTTATCGAGAAGGTGAGCTTAATCAAGATGAGATCAGCGAAATGCAAAAGATATCTCCGGGGCAGATAGTCTTTAAAAAGCTGCAAAGCCCTGCAATGAATTTTGTTGATAGATGGGGTAACGTCAAGGGATGGAGCACCAAGGTGCTGGCGATATTTGAAAGCCAGTATGAGGAAAATCTATGGATTGATTGTGATAATGTTCCGATACGTAACTGCATGGATCTATTCAGTGACACTGAATACCTGCAGAAAGGCTCCATGTTTTGGCGAGACGTGTACAGCATTGATCGTGCTGATCAATATTGGAGCGGCAGCGACATGTGGAAGATTTTTGATGTAGTGCCTAACGACGGCGAGCCATTTGAAAGCGGACAATTTCTCATCAACAAACCCAAGGTCTGGTTGCAGTTTTCGTTGATGCACTATTATACCACACGCAACGAAATCTATTATCAGTTCGGCGGAGACGCTGAGTGCTGGCGAATGGCATGGCAGCGTGTGTCGATATCCCAAAACGGTTATCATTCGAAATTCAACTATCATTCGAGCGATCAAGTTCCATATGGGCTAATGCCGTATGGTCCTTTCCACAAGGGTGTGCAAAATCCGTGGCACAAATACGGTGGCGGCAGCGTAATGGTACAGAGAGATCGCAAGGGTGACGAGCTGTTTAATCACCGTAATCTAAACAAGTGGCGATGGAAGGAAGAAAATCCGTTTAACCACGATGTACAAAACGAATTTTCCTACCATGCTATCATGCGACACATCAAATCCAAGTACGGAGTTACCAATTAATGGTAGAGATGCTAAGCCGGTTTGTTTATCAGGAAGACTGGAAGGTTTCATATGATCCCGACCGAGAACCGCAAAAGGTGAAGAGAACGCCGGTACGACCTAGGCATCTATGGGTATTTGATTTCGAGGAAAACTACGACTGGGATACCATATGGAATGACGCCGTGCAGATCAACAACGACACTGTGCTGTTGATTGGTCCGCCGTTGTATGAACATGCTAACTGGTTGCAAACCAATCACCCTCTGTACCTAAAGAGTACCAACCGCACATTACCAATGGAAATACGGGAGCTCGACCGTACCTGCGTCACCATGGTGAAGGTCCCAGGAATCGTTGACGAGCTGTTTGTGGCAGGTGATCACGGCGAGAAAACCATCAAGGTCAATCAACCATCGTTTGATTTTGCCGGAAAAAAGGTCATCGTCACCATCAGCAGGGATCACCCCATCGAGTGGCTGAAGCAGTGGATAGATTATCATCGGATGGTGCACAATATTGACGGATTGTTACTTTATAACAATCGCAGCAAGATCTATACCTCGGCAGAACTTGAAGCAGCTATCAGTAGATCCGACATGATGATCAAGGTCGTCGACTACGACGTACCGTTTGGTTGCATGGGCGGAGGAGATTGGGAATGGCAAGGTAGGAGAGGAACATCCCTGCCGTGGGATAGCGATTTCTCCCAGTATGTCATGCTGGAACATGCCAAATGGAGATACTTACACTGTGCCGATTTGGTGATTAACGCCGATACCGACGAACTACTATACATAAAACACACCACGCTCGACGGCATGTCAGAATATTGCAAGACCAGCTCAAACAGCGTGTGGCTTTACAAGGGCACATGGATAGAACCGGTTGATAGCCTCACCGGTGTTGTTGCTAGTGATTTATCATTTGACGATCGCAGGTTTGATCGTTACTGGCAAACCAATAATGCCAATCAACGAGGCATTGGTATCAAATGGATGCTTAATCCGCAACGCAACATGAGCTACCAATGGCATCTGCATAAAACATTTGGACCACACATGATGACCGATGAGATCGGATTTGGCCACTATCTGGCCATGAATACATCGTGGAGCTGGCCTCGAGATGGATACCAAGGTGACAAATCAACGCTGGTAGATCATGCGGAAATGAAATCCCATCTGCTGAGATGGAATCCTAAATTTGGAGAAATGTAATGCGCGGAACACTGGTAACCATACACGACAACAACTATGCAAAGCTAGCCGACTTAACGTGGACTAGAAATCGAACACAATATGCGCTGAAACACGGTTACGATGCCATAGCCAAGACCAGTGGGTTCGATACCTCCATGTCAATCGGCTTTGCTAAGATCGCACTGCTGCTTGAGATCATGCACAAGGGGCAGCACGATGTGCTCCACTGGAGTGGCACCGATACGCTGATTACTAATTTTCATATACCATTGTCAGAATTCCTATACGATGGATATCACGTAACCATTGCTACCGATTTTAACGGTATCCAAAGCGATAGCTTTGTGATACGCAATACCATGGAAGGTCGGGCATGGTTACAAATGATCATGGATAAAATGCCAGAATATCGAAATCATCCATTTCTAGAACAAGGAGTGATGATGGAAACCTATCAACAATATCAACACATCGTCAAGGTTGTTCCGCAGAGATTTTTGAATAGCTATCACTATCCCCTTTACAAAAACAAGGGGGCACGCAATAATCATGATAAACTAGGATTTAGCGGACAATGGCATGTTGGTGATTTTTTGATCCATTCTCCGGATCAACCCATGCACATACGCATGGACCTATTCAATCAAATACTACCAATGGTGGTTACATAAGGATCCTAATGCCAGATATCAGCGCAATCCTCGGTCTCGTCCAGGAACACATTACTGACAAGCACGCAACAAAGAGCTGGATACCTGGCGTTGATACCGTGCAATATGCCGGACCGTATTTTGACCATCGAGAATATGTCGCAGCGGTTGAAAGCCTCCTCGGCGGCTGGTTGGTCTTGGGCAAGGATGCACAGAAATTCGAGCACCATTTTCCTAGGCAATTCGGCAAACTACATGGGGTCCTTACCAACAGCGGCAGTTCCAGCAATTTAATACAAACGAATGCCTTACGCAGCAAGAGGTTATGGAATCTCCCGCAGGGTACCAAGGTGTTGACCCCAATAGCTGGTTTTCCAACAACCGTTAATCCAATTTTGCAGGTCGGATTTGTACCGGTCTGGGTTGATATCGACCTCGACGGGCTAAATCTCAATCTTGATCATGTTGAGCAGATCCTCGAGGACGATCCGGAGATACGCGTCATCACCTTTGCGCATGTCCTTGGTAATCCGCCAAACATGGCTCGATTGATGGAACTGGTTCAAAAACACCAGCTGATACTGCTAGAGGATTGTTGCGACGCGCTTGGCAGCACCTATGATGGAAAACCTCTGGGTAGTTTTGGCGAGATGGCATCCTGTTCGTTTTACCCTGCACATCACATCACCGGAGGGGAAGGTGGGTTCGTCGCCACTAGAACAGCTGAGCAGGAACAGGTTGTACGGAGCTTCCGTGAGTGGGGTCGAGGCTGCTACTGCGTCGGACCGAAGGCCAATCTTCTTAAGAATGGTACCTGTGGTTGCCGATTCAAGGAATGGGTTCCGGCCATGCCTGGTGAGATTTTTGATCACAAATACGTTTATGACGAAATTGGTTATAACTTAAAGCCAATTGAGCTACAGGCCAGCATGTTGTTGGTACAAATGGACAAGCTAGCCGAGATCGGTGCATTGAGACGCAGAAATCATGCATTGTTGCTTGATATATTCAAGCCTTACGAGCAGTTCTTTCATCTCCCATATGCAACACCGGCAAGCGATCCAAGCTGGTTTGCGTTTGCTTTAACCATACGAAACGGTGCACCGTTTGATCGCAGGCGATTCGTTGATCATGTCGAAAGCGCTAAGATCCAAACAAGACCGTACTTTGCTGGCAACATCATGTTGCAACCAGCATATGATCATCTCGTCGATCCAGTTGCAACCGCTGCAAGATATCCCACGGCTACCAAGGTCATGCGAGACACGTTCTTCCTCGGAACCAGCCCGGTTATCACCATTGAGCAGATCGCGTACATTGGTGAGGTAGTGCGTGGATTCATGGAGACGATCTGATGATCAGCAAACAAGAGATGATGGATTTTGAGGAAGAAATCGGCTATAGATTCAACAATCGAGAGATACGAGCGCCAATACATCTTTCATCCGGTAACGAGGATCAAATCATTAGGATCTTTGCGGAATGTGGCGTTGACATCAACAACGATTGGGTGTGTTGTACATGGCGCAACCATTATCAAGCACTACTCAAGGGGGTGCCAGTTGATATTCTACGTGATCAGATCATCTCCGGTAAGAGCATGGTGCTGAATTTACCAGAATACAAGTTTGTTGCATCCAGCATTGTCGGCGGTATCCCTAGCATTGCCGTTGGTCTAGCACTGGCAGCAAAGCTTAGGAAGAGCAGCGAGCGAGTATGGTGCTGGACCGGAGACATGAGTGCCGAGACCGGCGCATGGCACGAAGCATACAAATATTCCGTCAACCACGATTTACCGATTACGTTTGTCGTTGAGGACAACGGTCTCAGCGTTCTAACTCCGACCTCGGAGATATGGGGTCGCCGCGTGCCGTATTATGCCGCTGACCAGGACTGGTACCAGGATCGACACCTGATTTACTATCGATATACCAACAACAAATGGCCGCATGCCGGTGCCGGGGTAAGGGTGCAGTTCTAATGAGCAATCAGCTATATAACCGTCGACTTCGAGAGGCAATGAATTGGCTCGCCATGCAATCAAATACGGTATTTCTAGGACAAGCGGTTAGCTATGCCGGCACCGGATGCTACGAAAGCTTGACCGAGATACCATCTGAGAAAAAGATAGAATTTCCTGTTGCTGAAAATTTCCAAATCGGCGTCAGCATTGGCTTAGCAATGAATGGATTGATTCCGATCAGCGTCGTACCTCGTTGGAATTTTTTGTTGTGTGCTGCTGACCAAATCGTCAATCATCTTGACAAGATGTCGTTGCTCAGTGACGGAGGATACCAACCAAAGGTCATCATACGTGTTGCGGTTGGTTCCGAGCATCCCGTTGATCCGCAGGATCAACACAAGGGTAATTTTTCCCAGGCGTTTCGATTGATGTGCAAGACCGTGGACATAATCGAAGTAACCAATCCAGGATCCATACTATCAGCATATCAGCTGGCATACAATCGCACCGACGGCCGCAGCACCATCGTGGTTGAGTTTCCCGATTACATGAAGGACTGAATTTGCAAGGCCGAGCCAACGACTGTTACTATTGATAATATTTGGAGAAAATGGTGGACGATCCGGTGATATTAATGACAGGTGCTGCTGGCATCGTCGGACGAGTGCTGTCGAGAGAACTTGCGCATCGACGCATCATCGGAATTAACAGCATTGATGCCGATCTATCCGATACGGCACAATTCTCAAGCATCATGGATAGATATCAACCTGACGTTCTCCTGCACTGCGCTGCTAGGGGAGGACGCCAACCAGCCGGTATCTTTAATCAAGATGACCTGATAAACAATCTACAGATAGTTGAAAACATAAGGTATCACCGTGATCGATTTAAACAGATCATCAATATATCCAGCGGTGCTGAGTATGGTCTAGAACGTGCAATCGTCGATGTTGAGGAAATTTGGTTAAATCGCAACATGTATCCCCTACCAACTGATAGCTACGGATTGTCAAAGAGAATTTCATGGCAGATTTTTGAAGATATGGAGAATGCGATTAATGTTCGCATATTTGGTTGCTTTGATCCAACCGAATCCGATTCTAGACTGTTGAGAAGATTTGTCAATTGTAAGACCAAGAAACAGGGAAATTTCCAATTACGCCACGATCGTCCGTTCAGTTGGATATCCATGGTTGATCTAGCCACGGTCATTGACTCGATCGTTGAGAACGGCGCACCAAGCACCATTAACGTTGCATATCCAGAAACTGCGTCCATGCTGTTAAGTGACTTTCTCAATCGATGGTGCAAAATACACGGTGTTCCGCCGGATTACGAGATCGTTGATGAGATTGGACTTTCGTACACATGCAACAGTGCTATCATGCAATCTCTCATCAACCGACCGTTAAGGGGACTGGATGCTTGCCTAAAGGATTACACATGACCAAAAAGGTTGTTTACATAACCGGTTGCCTAGGATTTATCGGTAGCTACATCACCAGGAGTTGCCTCGACCGAGGTTGGTACGTGATGGGCATTGACTATGAGACCTATGCGGCAAATACGGAATATCTACAGGAGTTTAGTGGTTACGAAAACTTCACGTATCAACATAAAAATATCAATGATCTCAATATGCTTTATGACTGTGATTACATCATTAATACCGCAGCAGAGACCCATGTAGATAACAGCATCGTCAACAGCAACGAGTTCATCCGTAGCAACATCGACGGCGTGCATAATCTTCTCAGATTGATACAAACCAAAAGCAGATTTCAAATGCCAACGCTGGTACACTTCAGCACCGACGAAGTCTATGGCGATCTTGTTAATGGCAGCCACACCGAAAAGGATCTAATGAGGCCGAGCAATCCGTATTCGGCGACCAAGGCCAGCGCCGATATGCTGGTGCTAGCTTGGCATAGAACATATGGAATACCATACATCATCGTCCGTCCGACCAATAACTACGGTACCGGGCAATATGTTGAAAAATTCATACCAAAGGCCTGCAAGAGCCTCATGTTGGGACGAAAGTTACCAATGCACGAAAACGGTACTCCTATTAGAACTTGGCTACATGCACAGGATACCGCAGATGCGGTGATCTTCCTGATAGAAAGCGGTAAGACCAATGACATATACAACATCAGCGGAAACTATGAAGATACCAATCTAAACGTGTTTAAAAAAATACTTTCGTCTCACGGTGTAGATCCTGATTCATACTTGAAGCACGTTGATTTTTCATTTACGAGGCCCGGGCAAGACGTGCGCTACAGCGTCGATGACACAAAACTGAGAAGCATCGGTTGGACGAATTCTAGATCGTTTGATGATGAGATACCAGCAATCGTCGCATACTATCGGTCTCGATTCATATGGTAAATCCCGTTATTGCGGTGCGATTTGGGCCCAAGGATGGTATCGTTGTTCGATGGCAGCTTAGAAATGCTCCTATAGCCAAGAGATGGCTAGCGTCATTGAAACAGGCTTTACCATACGGCATAAATGAACGAGATCGCATCTACAACATGCCAATACAACCATGGAATCGAAATACCATATGTGAAGAATTAACTGATTGCATGTCAAAAATTGAACGATTCTATCCAGATTTCTTTGATGTATGGCCAACACCTACAATGGATCATGAATCCACTAACGTAATGCATCTAGCATTTGAAAAACTAAGGGGATCCATTGAAGTTCCATCGGAACTCTATATCAATGCCCCGTATGATGTGCAAATGGAAATATGTCGGTACAATGTACTGATACACCGTTGGGAAAGCTTCGTGGGCAAAGGACCGCCCAGGGTGGTATGCACATTTAATAAGCCGTTTCGAACACCGTTGCTAGATGACGATTATTCATATTTTTCCGTCGGGCACACATACGGAGCGCTGACGATCAATTATCCACAAGTTGGGAAACAACTGCTAGACGTATATCGAGATGATGATATGGTCGTCAGTGCCAAAGCCATAAGACCCATGGATCATTATGCCGCTGGATTTGTTGCCCGATTTTTTGAAATCAATACCAATGCTACTGATTCAATTCTCGAATCGTTTGACAAATGGTATGACACTAACCATACACACATGTTATCCCTTGGATTTGATCGAGATGATCCAAGGCTCGCCATAGGTTACATACAGGTAGCTGATCTAATCGAGGATCGCGATAGGACCGCGATGCTTTACAGCATTGGAAAGTCCGGTATAATCGGTGATGTTTGGATCGAAGAATGAAAATAGCCCTACAGATCAGTGGTCGATTGCGATATACCGCCGAAAGCATCGGATCTATCATGGCTAGCATTGTTGAGACGCACCAACCTGATATATTCTGTTCTTTTTGGAATGCAGAGAATGACGCAACTTTGAAAAATTGGTCAGACTATCTCAATCCCCTGTTGATCGAAACCGAAGATCAATCGTTGATAAGACCGTATCTAGACGAACTATTTCAATTTAATGTGCATGCTAACATGCCGAGCATGAGCTATAAGTTCCATCGAGTGTCAGCCATTCGACAGGCATACGAACGAGCAAACGATGTTAGATATGATGTTGTCATACAAGCTCGTGCCGACAACATATTCTTTGAAAAGCTTTCAGTTGACATGTTGTCAACGGTGTCAGACGCCGGCATCTATTGCGCCAACGGCAGCATCAACAGCACCATAGACCCATATGTACGCCCAAGGATGGTTGATAACTTCTATCTTGGAGATCCTGCCAGCATTGATCTAGCTGCTAGCACATTCTGGCATCTAAGGCGACAGGCCCAGGAATATACCGCTGCCGGTATGTTGCATCATGTCAGGATTCCCGAAATAATACAAAGCAAGATATGGAATGATCTTGGCATCAATATTCGTCCATTGCCAGGAAACAATCCATTTGGTAACTTCCATTACGATATAGATCGGCGTGACACGCCATGGAGATGATATGAAGCTGCTGTATGTGGTACACCGATATGCACCGTACCCAGGAGGATCTGAAATCTATGTGCAAAACATGGCGGAAGAAAGCCTGCGCCGAGGTCACGAAGTTGCGGTGTTTGCTGGAGAACACCAAGGAGATTACAACGGTGTTAGGGTATCCAGTGATACCAACATCTTGCTATATAACTGGGACCTAATCATCGTCCATGGTGGAGACGTCAATGTACAGAATTTCGTTCTTTCCAATGCTAGGCGCATACCTAGCCCTGTGCTTTATCTTCTTGTTCTACCTAGTAACAGCGATGTTTGTGTTAAGGCTCTGCATGATTGCCAATGGATCGGATGCAGCACGCTCGCTGACTGGCAACACTGCCAGCAGCACAACGTCAACCACAAGGCCGTCGAAATAAAGCACGGGATCGATTGGACAACGTCAATCGGCAGTACCGGGTTTAAGACCAAGCACGGCATTACCAAGCGGATGTTCCTAAGCTGTGGCGGGTACTGGCCAAACAAGGCCATGCGGAGGCTAGCTGATATATTTGAAGCGGCCGATATGCCTGATTCCGTGCTGGTAACCACCGGTTATGATAATCGGATGGATCTCATGCCCGCATCTCGAGGCAGCGTCATTCCAATGTTGATTGATGATCGCAACGAGGTACTGTCAGCAATGCATGACGCCGATTGCGTGATCATGCACAGCACCTCTGAAGGATTTGGGCTAGTTCTATTGGAGTCCATGCTTAATCAAACTCCGTGGATTGCCAGAAGCATAGCCGGAGCTGAATTTTTACACAGCAAAGGACACGGGCTAACATATCATAGTGATGAAGAATTAATGGCAATGCTCAGAGGGTTCAATCGAGGGCAGTTTGATATCAAGGGGGCATATGAATACGTGACAGCAAATCATTTGATATCAAACACGGTGTCTGATATAGAATCCGTTGCTAGCCGTAAAAGTTCCTAACCCGTTCCCAGACTCCATGCGGGCTGCCGGTTTCTAAATCAACGATCATGTAGCTTATCGTTATTCGTTGACCGTCACCTTGAAATACCGTATGTGGCAGGTTGGTTCGAACAAATCCGCCGGGAATATCGGTTGAAACCGTATGCAGCGGATCTGGAATTTGATCCCAACTTAGTTTATTTCTAGACCATTCACTGATGTATCCGGTTCTCGTACCAATTTGTTTTCCATTTACCATCACCGGTCCGGTTTCCATGACCACTTCTGCATCACTGCCCCACCAAGATATCAACCCTGGTGCCCGAGTTAATCCGTAAAAGCTAAATCTTGCTTCCAACATGCAAAGTTCATTTTTGTAGGTTAGCGCATCGCAGTGCAATCGCTGTATCTTTGCGGAACCGTTGGCAACAAACAGGGAAGCTTCCTTAATACGCAAGCCTGCTGGCGCTAGCATCGCATTAACCATACAAGACGTTTTTGAAAAATGTTTCGTAACACCCGAGATATAAAACAAGCTGTTGGGTGCTGTCGATGCCTTCTTTAGAGACTCAAGAAGGATATTGCTACGGAGAAAACCCGTTGCTTCTTCTTGATCCGGTTGCATTTCAGATGGTATGAAGAAATTGTTGTTGGGTTCTGAAACCCTGATATTGTTAATATCCATGCAAATATTTATTCAAGTCTAGGACGATGTTCGGCTTTTTAATATCTGATCAACGTAGTCGAATGGTTCCTTGCGTGGAGCGTCTCGTTTTAGATATCTATTTGCAGCCGGGATCGATCCGGTCCTAGAAAGCATATCACTATGTGTGCCAACGTTTTTGTTTTTTGGATTGAAAATCTTGTCCTCAACAAACGAAACAAATTGTTTCGAACCGTTATTTTGTATGAATCGCTTGATCACATTGCTCAATGTGTCAATGCACTGATGATATGCTGCTGAATCAAACGGAGTTGATTGCGGACCGGTACCAAACAATCGCTGCCAGTCACTTTTAAACATGCCACCGGTACGTTGCACGTTATCCTTGAACAGTCCGGGATTGTCATATTGCGGAAAATCAGCCCACAATGACTGTGGAACTATACCTAATGGTTCGCTTACGGTGACGAAATACACCGGATATTTGTTATCATTTATGATCTTGTTGTAGCTCTTGTACAATCCTCGTGATGCACCGGCCCAAGGTTTGGTCTTTGCACAGGGAACAAATGCAACCATTGAATATTTGTCTGGAACCTTATACGCCGCTATCTCATCGTGCCATGCTTTTATAATTGGATTGTTTAAGAGGTGGATGGTTTCACCTGGGGTGTATGCGGTTAGTTCTGTATCTAACGACGGGTTTGATGCCAGGCTACGATCTACCAGGAATCGTCGGAATCTTGGCCAGTCTTCGCGTGATATGAATCCCGGTGTTCCCAGTTGCCCAAGTTCAACCGAACTAAGTTTTGAGAATGCTGCGGTTGATTCTGCTGGAGAAAGTTCGTGCGAAGATTGAGGTTTAACGGACTTGATCGAAGCTTCTAATATTTCTGATATTCTCATGACGGTATTTATAAAATCAACAACATACCCCTGCTTGATTTATTGGTATAAATGCTGCACACTTTAATTAGAGGTATGCTTATGAAATTCACATGCATGGAATGCGGCCGAGAATTTGACCAGATAACGGGCAAACACGTTAAAACGCACGGATTCAACACCGTAGCAGAATATCTTGAAAAACATCCTGGTGCCCAAACCGTCCAAGAACGCAAGGACTCCAAGGAAACCATCGAGCGAAAACGGATCGCCCGCCTTGGTAAGAAGCATAGCGACGAGGCCAAGGCACGCATAGGCGCCGGCAACAAGGGCAAGAAGATGAGTGCGGAAGCCATTGATAAATGGCGAGAGTCCTACAGGGAGTATCTCGACGAGCACGGAAGCCCCATGCTGGGCAAGGATCGCGGTGAGGCCTTCAAGGCAAAGATGAGTGCCATCGCCAAGGCACGGCCCAAGGAACTGGTCGATGCCAAGGTCGCGCAGATGCTGGCTGCGCGACGTGGCAGCAAGGCCACTCCTGAGCAGAGGGAGAGGTATAGTGAAGCTCGATTAAAGTTCATTGCAGAAAATCCTGATAAGATGTTACCAAGATTATTCAATACAAAGCCTGAACGAGAATTCAAAACGGTGTTAGATGAGATGAACATCTCATACAAACATAATGTTCGCGTTGGTAACAGATTGTATGATTTCCAAATTGGAACAAATGTTTTGATAGAGCTAGATGGCCCGTTTCATTACAATTATAAAATGTATGGTGATAAATCAATGCCAGACGAAGATCGCATGGCACTGTTTCTAGAAGCCAAAAAGAAGGACGAATACAAAACGGAATTAGCTAAATCGAACGGATATGTCTTGTATCGAATTATCGTTGGTGGCAATCTTCCTGATGATTGGAAAGCACAGCTTGAAAATCAAGGTTGCACTCTATTCAAATAAAAACCCGGCATTTCTGCCGGGTTTCTATAGGATATTTTGTAGAGATTGTTTTCAATGGGCCGTGTAACCCATTGAAAACAAAAGATCTCACAAAAATTTCAAATGCGCTGTATTGATGCCGATTCCCGCCAGGTAGTCAGCCGCGTTACCAAGACTGCTTGCGGTGTTCGACAGCTCCAGGTAACCATACCTGGACATGAAGCTAACCACCGGCTCGAACGTGTTCGGGTCGATGATAACTCCGGAGCTGGTCAGAGGCACATATGGGCAATAGTACGCAGCAGCGTCGATCTCGCCTGCGCCCTTGTAACCAACGAGAACGTTGGTGTTATCAGCTGCATACTGGTCAACATAGACGCGCATGCTGTTGTTTAGGGTTCCAACGAACTTGGTGTTGGTCGGAGCCTCAAACGTTCCCTCGGTGGTACGAGCGAATGCAGAGGTAGTTGCGCTCTGCAGGATCGTTAGGGCAGTCGGGGAAACCACGACCCAGTTACCTGCGCCACGACGTGTGCGTGCAGCGATCAGGTTTGCACCACGGTTGATCAGCACTGCAAGAGCAGCGTGCTCGTCACCAACGTAAGTTGCCGTACCGGAAACCGCACCCTGGTCGTATGTCAGGGTGGTACCAGCCAGGCTACGCAGCGACACAAGGATTTCCTGATCGATTTCTGCGGTGATTTCCTGTGCCAGCGCTGCCATGATCTCGGCCTCGATGTCAATGCCCTGTTGTGCTTGTGCATCCTGGGCAGCTTCAAAGGTCCAGCGAGCGCTCAGCTTGCGGGTCTTTGCTTCAACCGTCTCCTTGAGGATCTGGATGTTCAAACGCTTACCAGCCGTACCTTCAAGCACGCTGGTTGCAGCGGCACGTGGGTTAACGGTGTCGCCGTTGCCGCTGTAGAAGCGAGCAATGTCGAACGGGCTCAGTGCTTCAGCACCGGCCACAACGCCCGGAGCTGGTGCACCAAAGGTGTCAGCATAACGAACGCGCAGGGTGTGGATCTGACCAACTGGGCCGCTCATTGGCTGCACGCCAATGATCTCGTTGGCGATAACGGTCGGCATAACTCGACGGATTACCGGCAGGATCACCTTGTTCAGCGTGGCAACATTGCCTGCGCTGGTTGAGCCCGGGGTGGCGTTCTCAAACAGGATTCCGCTCTTTGCTTGCAGATCCTTACGTGTGTTCTCGAGGATGATTTCCATGACCTTCTTGCGATTGCCGTTTAGACCCTCGCAAAGGGCGGTCTTGGTAGCCGTCCAATGTGTTTCGAAGAGATTCTTACTCATTTCAATAGCTCCTTAATTCTTGATACCTGCGAGGTGTAGAATCACGCCAAGGTCATCAGGTGTCTTGGTCTCCTCTATCACTGCTTTGGCTAGGGTGTTGTTCCTATCGCCGGTCCTGGCAACAGGGGTAGTTTGATTGCTGGCCTCAGAAAGCTGAGCCTTCTGTGGTGCGCGGGCACCGTTGACCACCGCCGGAAGATAGCGGGCAAAGGTTTCCTTCAAGTTTTGTGTCTTGACGTCCTTTAGCATATCTTCCATGATGGTCTTTTTATCGCGGGCCAAAGGTGCTAGCAGCTCATTCATGGTCTGCATCCTTTGTAAGCGATCGTTGGCAGCCCGCACCTTGGCATCAGCGGTCTCCATGAGCTTTGACTTCTCATTGAGCTTTGCCTGGGCCTCGGCCAGCGCAGCCTTCTGTTCCCGAAGCTGACGGTCCAGCTTCTTGACCTCGCTACCTTCGGAGAGATAGCTAGCCATGTATTCGGCTGCTACTGCTTCGAAAATTCGGCGACCAAAGTTGTTCTGTCGAGCAACCTTGATATCATCTCGCCATTGCACTAGCTCGCTCTTGATCACTTCATTCAGGGTCTTGTCGACCGCCGAAGTTGCGCGATTGATGAACTTGCTTTGGGTTTCGGCAAGTCTCTTCTTGCCTTCCTGTGCTAGCTTGATTCTCTGCTCAACCAGTGCCTTTTTATCAGCCTGGAATTCAGCGATTTCTTCGCTCAATTGCTTGAGCACGAAACCTTCTAACTTGTTGACGCGAGCAGATAGCTCGCGGGCGCTGCTTTCCCTAACGGTACGCAGTTCCTTTGCCATTTCACGACGCTGTGCCTGGAGGGTCTTGCGATCCTCAACGAACTCGGCGATTTCAGTCTTAAGCTGCTCAGCAATAAATGAATTGAGCTTCTTTGCGTGCTCAACCATCATTGTTGCATATAGCTTCCTAGACTCCATCGTTGCCTTGCTCAGCTTCGCACGTTGCTTGATCATAGCTGATCGGTCCTCAGCGAACTCGGTCAGCTCCGCGCGAATGGCATCACCCAGCATCTTGTCCATGGCCTCAACAAGCACCGCCTTGTCATTTGAATAACGGGCAGAATAGTCCTCCTGGAGCTTTTGCTCCATGGCCTTTACCTTGTTGTCAAAGGCCTCCTGAAGGGCAGTCTTGACTTCTTCGCCAAGCACTTCGGTCTCCAGGAGATCCTTAATTTCCTTTTCCATAGGACGATACTCCTTATCTAAGTTTCAACTCGTCCACCCAACCCAAAAGTATCTTTTTGAGATGCTTTTGTGCTATGGCATCGCGCTTAACGCTCTCAGCCAATTCGTGGACCTTCCAGCCGTGCTTGCGGTTCATGATTGCCTCATACACTGGTGTGGGATATGCATTTGGCGCAGACGGCTTAGCCACTATGTCGACGGTAAGCATGTCAAATTCAGAAACACGCCCGTTGTCATCAACGTTACCTGATCCACGAGAGCTTACACCGAGCTTAATCCCGCAATCAATCAACGTCTTAACGATGTTGCCGCACGGTGTTGGAAGTATTTGAAGCTTCCCAAATCCGTTGGCACCATCCATCCACATCTGGGTAATTTTGTGGCTAACCCTATCCAGATGTATTTGCAATTCTTGCGGATGATCACATTCACCCAACACGCCATTATCTTGTTTAATGGCCTCGTTAATTTGCTCAACGGCCTTTCGGATTTCGCCTACTGGATATACTCGACCGTTGTGATTACGTAGATCACCTTGGATGAAAATGCCCTTCATGTAGACGTTTTTAATTCCGCCCTGCTCGATGTTATCCTCCAAGATGATCTCAGCCTTTGCTGAGTCATAGTTGAGTGTTTCGATCAGTAAATTTTGATTCCTCATGAATGCCCTTGAAATCCAAAGATTAATCTCAATTCTATTTAATAGAATTAGTCAAATAGTCGTAAATTAATGGAGATTTTCGCAGTATTTCCACGAAAATCTCCATTATATGGTTTTACTTTAGATTTTGACCGCCCTTGCTCAGCGGGCTCATGGTGTTGATTGCACCAAAACCGTCGCTGGTTGCCTTGTTGATCAGCGCGGAGCTGTCGCCTTCCTTGCTGACCTTCAACGCACCGTCAGTGCTCTTCTTGCGACGGTTGTCACCAAGACCCTGATCGGCACTCTTTGGTGCTGCCTTGAGGCTGTAACCATTTTCAGTTGGCCCCTTGCCGGTTTCTACCGGACCTGCTCCCATGCGGCTGGTCTGGCTCTTCGGCACTGGGCTCTTGGCGTCGTTGCCGGTGGTCATACCACCGGAAGCTGCACCAACATCCTTTGCGGTCTTATTGGCCTTGAGAACATCGCGCTCAATGACCTCAAGGTCCAAGCTTTCTGCTAGATCATCAAAGTCCTCGTCGAGCTCCCAGGATTCGTCCTGCTCTTCCTCACCGCCTTCCTCTTCACCGGCTTCTTCGCCTTCCTCTGACGCTTGGAGCTTTTCAAATTCAGCCTTTAGGGCTGATAGGGCTGCTTCAAAATCGTTCATCTTGTCTTCGACCGAATCAAAGGATGCTTCACCCTCGTCGTCGGCCGGCTCGTCACCAACCGCAACCATTTCAAAATCATCGACGTCGTCGTCTTCCATGGTCATGGTTTCTTCAGCTTCGATCTCGTCGTCCATGACTTCAATCTCGTTGGTGAGATCCCTGCCCATGTCTCCGCTTCCGCCAACGGTTTCGTCCATTTCTTCATCAACGGACTCATCCATTTCTTCCTCAGCAACCGCTGATTCCTCTTCTGCATCCTCATCCATTGACATCAGTTCCTCATGGATGGCGCGTGCCTTCTCAATGAAAACCTGATGGAGAAGCTCGCGTGCCTTCTCCTCATCGTTCTTGATCAAATATTCAAGTACCTTAGTGAGCTTTGTGTTCGTCGTCATGGTTGTACTCCTTTGCCAAATGTGTAGACAGACTCAGATTTATTTAAGCCTATCGTAGCTATCGCCGTATATCAGAGGTAAAAACCGGTATATTTTTGGAAAAATACCAAATATATCAGCCCGGTTATTCAATTCTCATTATGAATCTTGTCGGGCCAATCTGATATGGCACCAAGTTTGGAGTATTTATCACACCCGCCGACGTGGTAACGGTTTGGCCGTTGCACCATGCCCACTTGTTTGGTACCAATATATCGTCCCACAGCACGATACTCTTGACCGGGACTGGTAGATCATTGCTGCCGCTTATCACGCGACCAGTACCATCGACCGTCACATTGTTGTAGGTGCCAGGTGTTACTATCGTGCTGTTTAAGCTTACATTGATCGAGTAAACGGTACCGTTTGCAACCGCATTACCAATGGCATCACCGACGATCATCACATCGCTAGGGGGTGTGTATCCCAGCGCATAGAAAACATCCTGATCAATGAGAACGTTTGCATCAGAGATCGTGCCGTTTGAGTTGATTAAAACCTTGCTCCAATAAGAGCTGGTATTGATGTTTGAGTTTAATACATTGACCAAATTTGTTGTGATCACAACATCGTTGCTGCCATCAAACTTCACATTGCCGGTAACTGATCCGTCCAATGTAATGTTGCGCCCTGTGGCTAGAACGTTAGCCGATGTTGCGGTGCCGACAAACCGATAGCCGTTGGCATCAACCGCCATGGTGACACCTGGCATGATACCTGATGGGAATCGAGACTTGAGGGCATAAGATGCGCCAGCTATTTCAACCTCATTAGAAAGCTGTGCCGGGCTCAACACATCATGGCTGATAGCACAGATGATCTGCGCGGCGCTTAGGATCAAGGCAATTTCCACCGTAGGCGTGATGCTAACCGTAGCCGTTCCGGCATTGCCATTAAATGGCGGTGTTACCACCAACCATTTTGATCCTTCCCAGACCTTTAAGCTTGAGCTCACCGTATCAAACCATACCTGCCCGGTAACCGGCATCGGCGGTGGGCTAGAGTTTGCAAAATGCTGCATCAGAGCAACGAAATTCTCGTTTAAGGCCAGCCCAAAATTAACCGCATTTCGGCCGATCAGTGAGATGCTGGTCGACGTTGTATCAAGCGTGGAATCTTGCACCGATGCCAGAGGAGTACCGTCATAATTGGTAACGTTATAAACCATTGTTAGATACCGCCTCCAGCTGCTTGATCCTCTGCGGATCCATAGATGATTTCAAGAAAATCTCCGCGCATGAGATTTTCTAAATCCTTTGCTGCTCGCATCTTCTTAAGCTTGTTCAGCGACAAGAGGGTGATGGTCGGCTTGCGACTGTCTTGAAAATCGCGCTGCATCAGCATGTCCTGATCGTCATTCCTAAAAGTAGGATTCAGTTCGGTAGCTTTCATGTGGTTCCCCTAAGATGCTGGTATTTATCACGATTCTACCGGTCCGAGCGCACCGGTGGCTGCTTCAGCACCACTTTCTCCGCCCTCAACAGGAGAAGTACCACCTGCTGCCCCAGGTTCGGCTTCCTCACCTCCCAGTGCCGCTTCCGGAGATTCAGCAGGCGCCGGACGTATCCCAACGGTTCTCAATCCAGGGTGATCCGAATCAGACACCGTAACACCGATCTTTTCCTTGACCCGCTTGGCATTTTCTTGTTTCCACATTTCTTCGTTCTTGAGAACGTCGTCTTCGGACCATCCCAAATATCTCGTCATCGCAAATCTCTTGCTGATGTATCGAGCCGCATCAGTCTGCATTAGGTTTGAGAACACCGAGATCTGTTCGGTATCAAGGGACATCTGTCGATACTGAGAAAAGCTCTGTGGCTCCCAAAATTGCAGCTCAAACGCACCGCTTTCAACTTCTATGCCTCGGCTCTTTAGATACAGCTTGAATTCCCTGTCTAGGACCGGAGCTAACAGATTTTGTAATCGTTGGCAATACTTGGCAAAGCGGAATTCCTGCACATACGCTGTGCCGACCTTGCCGTCGTTGTAAACCGTAGAACCGTCATCCGGACCTGTTGGGAGATAGCTCGAAGGTATGCCAAGTCCTCGTATCATCTTGTTGTTGAAATACTTAAGGTCATCGATCTGTCCCAGATTTTCACCACCCTGCAGGGTTTCAATGCGGGTTCCCTTGCCTTCTGAGTTGGTAGCCAGGAAATAATCCTCGTTGATTGCCAGTGGGCTGTAAGCCGCATCAAGGATGCTTTGACCGCCTCCGGTGCGGCTTGGTATGCGCCGCTGATAGATTTCATTCTTCATCCGCTCGACCACGGCTTGTGCTCGAGGTCCGCTTAGGCTGCCAGTGTCGATGTAAAACACGCGGCGTTCCGGTGCTCGAACGATTCGATAAATCAATATCGAGTCTTCTAGCAGATCCTTTTGCTTGTAAACCTTATAGATGCTTTCCAACAACGAGGTACCAAATGGCCACTGGCTATCCATGCCTTCGCTGAGCGATAGATGGATGACGTGCGCTGCGTCGATGGCGATCTGATTAGGCATGCTGTCAAATCGGCTGGTCCGAGAACCAGGACTGCTTGGTACACCATAGTTAATGGTACCTGCACCGGCTGCTGGGTTTGAGCTTCGAGGATACCCACCAGGGAAACTGTATTGATCATGCACCAGCATGTTGGTACCAACCAATGACATTAGGTTGATGTCTAGATCCTTGATGACATATTGTTCAACTTCCTTGCCCTTGGCCTCGTTAACGATGATCTTTTCAACCTTAGTTGGATCAATCCATATGAGCTTGAAGGTTTCTGGATCCCTGATGTAGATTTGATCACCATACTTGATGGTGTTGCGAAATGCACGCCATACGCGCTGTTGCCAACGATTGAGACTACACCATTGGCCAAGCATCTCCTTGAGAAGCTTGATCTCAGTGTCGCTCATGTTCTCTTTATAGGTAATGGTAAACGGTTCGGCACCAGGTTCATGGTTCTGGGTTGAATAATCAGCAATGATATCAAGACCTTTGTTGATTTCAGAATCGAGATCCATTTGTTCATATTGGATGTATCTCTCAACCCTGTTTGGGGCACCGCTATAGACTTCTGGTAGATAGCTTGAATATTTGGCTCCAGAACCTGCCGATCCACCTGACTGCCCGTTCCTGCTGTCTATACGCTGTACCAACCTCTGTTGTGTTGGTACCGTTGAGAAATATTTCTTCCATGAGGCCATTTGATAATATCCGCCGTGTTAAACTTGGCAGATATTTATCGTGAAAGATCGAGTTGCGTTTTTAACCGTGCATTTACACGGTTGGGCCGCTCCTATAAATCGCAGTGGCGATCTTGTCCGAGTTAGAAGTCGCTTCGTCTCGGGTCTTATCAAGGACGTAATTAGCACGTTCCAATGCCGCTATCATCATGTTCATTCGAAGCAGGCTTTCGTCGTAGTATTTTACCGTACGATTGTTAAGCTCCTCGGTCGTTAAGATCGGAGCAACGGTCTTAACCGTTTCGGTGGTCTCATTTTTCTTAAAGGATTCATTTATCAGGGAAGATATTGAGCCAAGATATGGGTCCGGATTTTTGAATGCCACACCGGTCATGTTCTCCATTGGATTCGATGATTGGCTAAATTCAGATCTTATTGAGTCAAGGGTGTTTTCAACACTGCGAATCTGCTGAAGATCAGCAGATATACCTGCTATTGAATTGTGCATCATTCCAAATCGTTGCACCATACCGGCTATGTATGATTCACTTTCAAAGTCAACACGGATCTTTTCTAGATCAAGCATGATTGCTGCCAATGATGTTCGAACAAGTCCAAATCCATCCAACATCTTCGTCATGTCGATTGGATCAATTCGGATCTTTTCTAGATCAAGCATGATTGCTGCCAATGATGTTCGAACAAGTCCAAATCCATCCAACATCTTCGTCATGTCGATGTCAATTGGGTCAACACGGATCTTTTCTAGATCAAGCATGATTGCTGCTAGTGATGTTTGAATCAATCCAAATCCATCAGCAATGGT